GAATCATCATGGCGAATAATGTCCCCATTTTTTTACTGGCATCGAGGCCCTGAATACCTAGCGTTTTTAAAGTACCTGATGATCTACCAAACGCATATTCCATTTCGGTGGCCGACACATTAAACTGTTTCATGCGTGCAATGGTGTCCATAAAATCCATCATTTTCTCATCAGTAACTCCGGTTGCGTTTTTAAGTTTTGCCGCACTCATAGCAGCCTCTTCATATGGAATTTTTAACGCCGTCGCCAAATACGCTGCAGATTTACCGGTTCCTTTTAGGATACTCTCTGCAGAAACACCTCCATTAATAAGAGTTTCGAACATATTATAAAAATCAGCAGTTGTGCCTGGTAACGCATCACCTAAATTTTCGGCCTCTTTACTTACTTTTTTAAAAGTGGCATCATCTAATACACCACCATCCTTTAACATAACTGATTTTAAACGAAAAGCCGCATCTTCGAGATCTGCAAATGATTTTACTGGATACGCTAATGAAGCTCCGGTTGCAGCACCTACCGCTATGGCATCTTTACCAAAGGAGGCAGAGGCTTTACTGATTTCGTCGGCTTTTTTCTGAACGTCACCCAACTTCTTAACGCTTGCGTCTACAGCAGTATTAATAACGCGAGTCATTTTATCAACCGCGCTAATTATTACTGCTATTTTAAGTTGTTTGTCCGCCACTTTGAGCCTTTACTTTCTTATTGTGCCACTTAATCGCTTCGTTTATCCAATAGTATAATTTTCTTATACCTAATCCCATGAGCTCAGAATATTGCCAGCCGGTATACTCAGAGAGTATTATTATGTCCTGAGCTCGTATTAAAAATTTAGTTGTGAGAATGCGCTTTGGATGGATATGTAATCCTTCATACAAAGGTTCTGTAGCTCTTCCATTGGAACGCCTACGCCTTCGATGGTTACTACCTGTGCCATTAACGCAGAAATATAAACCTTATCGGCCTTATCACTACTGCCTGATACACGCATAGCCTCTTCGGCATCATACCCTTTACCTTCACGAATTACGGCCTTACGACCATCTTTTAATGTTACCTCTAATTTTGCTGTTTCTGGTACAGCGTTGTTGTTGTTTTCCATTGCCTGATTTATTTAAAAAAAATGCCCGGAATACGCCGGGCACGTCTGAATTCGATTAATAGTCCCAGTAAGGTTTGCCGTCTACCGCTTTCTCTTTATGAGGCACGCTAACTAATTTGTACTGCTCTCCTATCCTAATCCTTACTGTGAGTTTTTCCTCAGATACTTTAATTACTACGGCATCCTCACTTTTTTCAGCAGTTTCAAAGTAGCGTACCATATGTCCTATGGCCACCTTTTGACTCATGCCCTATTATGCTCCTAAATTTGCACGGTAAGTAGATAATTGATCTACACCGTCTACTTTCCAGATATTAGCTAATACGTCAATTTCAACAATACTGCCTCCATTGATAGCTAATTTCACATAATAAACACTGAGGTTAGACTCCAATTCCACATTATCGTGTTGTTTGAAGTTACCTAAAGGGAAATCCTTTGCAGCTGCAGTAATATAACAGATAACTGGTACCTGAGCTGAACGACCTGTTGAGTCATAGGTTTCAAGGTTCGCGCGTACCTGTATTTGCAGATTTTTAAAAGGAGATCCAAATGTTTTCATGGCATCAGCGTAAAAACTATTCCATTTGATCTTAGCCTCTAGTTTATCAATACCTGATGGAAACTCCATTTTGCCGATCATTCCAAGGGCCTTATGTTCTGCCATCATGAATTTTACAGCCGGTAATGAAACCTCTTCGGCTTTACCTAACATAGTGCTACCATTTACATAAATGTTAGCGTTTGTTAGTCTGTTAACTGTGATTTGTGCCATTTTATAAAAAAATTAGTCGTTAAAAATTAATTAAGAAGTCGCCAATTTGCTGAACAATGCAATGTCAATTTGACTTTGGAATGTTAAGCGCTCCAATGGAGGAGGAGGTAAAAATTTGTAGCTTATCACTAAGTTGCCAGCTGCTAAATTAACATCCGAGTTTAATGATTTATCAAACCATGCCTCTCCATCAATTAAAGCTCCTTTACCAATTAGGGTACGGAAAAACGCATTTACTGATTCCACGATGGTATCAATAATAGCATTGTTGATTGGCTTATCCATGAATGGCAATGATGCTAACTCGATGCTCTCCTCCACAATATCAGCAGTACGACGTACTGCAATAAATGTGTCTATTGTGCTGTTAACAGGATAGCTTGCCGAACGATTACCCCATGTGCGGAAACCTGTACCATAGCTATTAAATACTGTAGTAATTCCAGCAGCATTCAAGGTGTTAACATCACAATTTGGATCGTTGATAGCAGCACTTAAAGCTACCTCGGTACCTAAAATACCTTTAATTTCCTGATTCGATGGACTGAACCAGAAGCCCTGAGAGCCATCCACCTCAGCAATTACACCAGCTTTATACTGATCTAACGGTACGTTGATGTTAGAATCTGTAGCAATATCATAAGCCTTTACGTATGGATAACATAAAATAGCGCGTTTGCTCGATGTGTAGAAATTGATTGAGCCAGATACGCCACGGCCAGCTAAGGCATTTGCTAAAGTAGTTCCTACAGGCGCCTGTAACAAACAGAATGCGCGATTAGCATCTGCATAAGAAATCATTTCTGTAGCTACTGCATTCAAAGAAGAGTAACCAGGCGCATTAATAACCTTAGCAGTAAATCCAAACAAGGTATAAGCATTTGAAAATAATTTCATCCCTGTGCGAACATTCGAAACGCTCACGGCTCCGATAAACTGGTTAGCTGTTACGGTTGTAGTATCAAAACGGTTGTATGTTACTTTTAATGTAACGCCCTCTGCTAAGGTATTATTTAAAATAGTGATTGTACCATAATCATCGATGGTATAATCTGTATTTAAAGTATATGTAGTAGTACCAGCGCTATTTTTAACGATAGGAGCTGCCGGTAAATTAACCGGGTTATACGTCGTTTTGATCTTACGGCTCGCAATTACATGCGGCTCGTCAGTAACCAATAGGCTGTGTACCGCAGGATCGTAGATGTTTACTACTAAAACAGTTGCTTTATTACCTTGTTTACGGTAAGCCGCCAATGCCTGAGGGATAGTAAAATCAGTTAAAGGAGATCCAAATTGTGCATCGTTTGTATCCGATGTGCAAAGTGTTAATGTCTGAGCTGGCCCTTTTGGAGCAAAGCCGATAAGGCCGATAACAGCCGTTTTAATAACCGTGATGGTTACACCACCAACAATGGTTTCAATAGTTTCAACTCCGTGTAAGAATGACATATCTTAAAAATTAATTGTTTTTATTGTTTTTCTCCTTCTTTTCTTCCACCGGAGTAAGGTGTTTTTGATCTACCAAGCCTAAAATATGCTTATTATCGGCAGGTAATTCATACTCTTTGCCCTTTACTAAGATGTATTCTTTGTTCTCAGAACCATCCCAAAGAGTAAAAGCTGTGTTGATGTGTGATAAAAATTTTTTCATATTATGGTACGTTATTAAATGTAACGCTATTTAATTCTGGTGCTAATTGATCGCTATCGGTATCGTAATTCTCAACAAGTAGGTTTTTACAACATACTTTGAAGGAATAAACCCACACATCTTTGAATCGCTCCTCAAAATCAAAACTTTTGGCGTATATCCTTCCGCAATGCGTAGGTGTAAAACCAATAATGATTTTTTTAACTTTATTGAAGAGGTCAAAAATACCGTGAGTATCACGTAGTTTACGGGCCTGTATAATAATATGGAACTCCATTGCGTCCTCCTGACGAATAAGAGATAAGGTAGAAACCTCACCAAACTTACTCATGTTGTAGCAAACTGAAATTCGGCCTTTTTGATAAGGCCTTTGGAATGCATCCTCTGTTTCTGGTAATACTTCTACTTCAACATTTGGATCAGCTAACCCCGTGTTTAATTTGTTCACGATGTCGTTTTCCTGAATTTCTATGTGTTGTATTACTGGCATTATAGTTTTGCTTCCATTTCCGCCACAAACGTGGCTCCGTCAAACTTACCTTTAACTTTTCTTACAAAGAACGTTTTTAAACCGAAGCGGGTATCTATGTTTACCTCCTCGTCTTTCCCACTATCTACTGCCTCCTTTAATCCATCAAAATCGCCTTTCTCGTATTCCATTTTATACTCATATGGACTATACTCGGCATCCTCAAATTTCTGATCCTTTGCTGGATCTTTATAAAGAACTTTGGCTAATTTGGTTGGGCCTCCTACTGATGGTGTCCAGTCTGCATCATATCCCATCGTATTTGTTACGATTTTAAATGCTGTAGACTCGGCACCATCAAATAAGTTACCCATGTCTTAAGGTTTAAGCCATTAAACCAGCATTCTTAAGCGAGGTTAAGATCGCTGATTGCTTAGCCGCTAAGTCTGCAAAATTGTTTGCGATACTTACTAAACGAGCGTCAACATCTGCCTTGCTTGCTGCATTAGATCCAGTACCATCAACACCTGTTACGGCATTGTTACAGTCTTCTAAAGTAGCATCG